CTGAAGGCCCTGATGCTTCGGAAAAAGATTGACCTGAAGCAGAAAGAACTGGACGCCCTCAAGGCCCAGCGCGACGCGCTGGACGCGAAGGAGGCCGACCTGACCCGCGCCATCGACGAGGTGGAGAACGCGGAGCAGCAGGCCGCCGTCGAGGAGGACGTCAACGCCCTGGGCGAGGAGCGCAAGACCCTGGACCAGTCGATCCGGGAGACCGAGAGCGCCCTGGACGCCCTGAACGATGAGCTGGCCGCCGAGGAGGCCGCTCAGGACACCGAGCCGGAGCAGCGGGAGAAGCCCGCGCCCGACGAGACCAAGCGCGAGAGGAGCGAGAAGAAAATGGAGAACCGCAATGTCGTCATGACCGCCCGGGACCGCCTGGCGGAGATCGTCACCCGCGACGAGATGAAGTCCTATCTGGGCGAAGTCCGCGCCGCGATGAAGGAAAAGCGCGCCCTGACCAATGTGGGCCTGACCATCCCAGAGGTGCTGCTGGGCCTGATCCGGGAGAACATCGAGGGCTATTCCAAGCTCTACAAGCACGTGACCGTGCGCCACATCAGCGGCGATGGCCGCCAGCTGATCATGGGCACCGCGCCGGAGGCCATCTGGACCGACTGCTGCGCCAACCTGAACGAGCTGAGCCTGGCCTTCTATGACCTGGAGCTGAACTGCTTCAAGGTGGGCGGCTTCTTCGCGGTGTGCAACGCCACCCTCGAGGACAGCGATCTGAACCTGGCCTCCGAGCTGGTGAGCGCCATCGGCCAGGCTATCGGCCTCGCGCTGGACAAGGCGATCCTCTTCGGCCGCAACGCCAACACCACCCAGAAGATGCCTCAGGGCATCGTGAGCCGCCTGGTCCAGACCGAAGCGCCCGCTGGCTATCCCGCCACCGCGCGCCCCTGGGCCGACCTGCACACCACCAACATCATCACCATCCCCGCCGCCACCAAGGGCGTGGATCTCTTCGCCGCCGTGGTGACCGCCGCGGGCAAGGCCAAGAGCAAGTACGCCAAGGGCGGCCTGACCTGGGCGATGAACGAGACCACCTACACGGCCCTGATGGCCGCCGCCGCGCTGGCGACCGCCTCCGGCCAGATCGTGACCGCCCTGGGCAGCGTGATGCCCATCGTGGGCGGCGCCATCGAGATCCTGCCCTTCCTGGCGGATAACGTGATCATCGGCGGCTACTTCGACACCTACGTCCTGGCCGAGCGCGCCGGCGAGAAGTTCGCCACCTCTGAGCACGTCCGCTTCCTGGCCGATCAGACCGTGTTCAAGGGCACGGCCCGCTATGACGGCGCGCCCGCCATCGCGGAGGCCTTCGTGGTCATCGGCATCAACGGCGCTGCGCCCACCGCCACTATGACCTTCGCTACCGACACCGCCAACGCCTGATGAAGGTCCTGCGGACGTTCATCTGGCCGGGTGACCCGCTGCACATCTACCACGAGGGCGACGTGTTCCCCCGTCCGGGCATCGACCCGGACGAGGGGGCCGTCCGGGCGCTGGCCGCGGACGGGCTGATCGAGGCGGAGAAACCGGCCAGGAAGGCGAAAACGAAAAAGGAGGGGTGAGCCGTGGTCAATGTGAGCCAGGCACTGGAGCTGGTCAAGACGCGCCTCAACCGGCTGCAGACGGATCAGACCCTCGACCCCTACTTTGAGGCGCGGATCACCGCAGCGGCCCAGGAGCTGGAGGGGACGGGCATCAAGCTCGACCCGGACAGCATCGAGGACCTGCTGCTGGTGGTGGATTACACCGTATGGCAATACCAGAGCCGCGACAGCCAGACCGGGATGCCCGACTGGCTGCGGCTGCGCCGGCGGGAACGCTGGGTGCGGCAGGGGGTGCGGTCGGATGATACTTGATTCCGGGATCTGCACCATCTTCCGCAAGGTGGACGCCGCCATGAGCGGCGAGAAGCCGAAGGCGGTCTACATCGTGATCGGGCGGAGCTGGTACGGGGAGGCCAACTTCGAGACCTCCCCCGCACGGCCCACGGAGGGACGGCGGGAGCTGCGGACAGACGCCCGGATTCGGGTGCTCCAGAATCGCGGCATCCGCCAGAACGACGTGGTGGTGCTGCGGGAGATGGCCGACTGGAACGACGGGACGGCGGGCGAACCGGTCTACCGGGTCCAGCGGGCCTGGCACGGCATCGACGACGACGGCCCGACGCCCATCACCGACCTGAGCCTGGAGGTGACGCGGCCATGACGCGGGAGGAGATCCGCACGATGCTGGTCGCCGTCGATCCGGCGATCCGGCGCGGCTTCTCGATGGAGAAGGAAGAGGACTACACCTACTGGGAGGAGCCGAGACGCCTGCCCCTGTTGTCGGACGATGTCCATGACGAGGCCTGGCGTTTTTACGTCCACCGATACACCCAGGACGAGGCCGACCCCGTAGCGGAGCGGCTGATGGAGGCCCTGGAAGCGGACGACCGGGTGAGCGTGAGCCACACGATCGACTACGACCGCGAAGAGGGCTGGATTCACCACATCTTCGAGTGCGAGGGCTACTGAGATGGCAGGATTCGACGCGAGTGGCCTGGACGAGCTGATCCGGGACATGACCCGGCTGGGGCAGCGCACCGGAGCCATGGCGCAGGCCATGGCCCAGGAGGCGGGCAACGAGATCGCCGCCAGCTGGCGGCGGGAGGCCGAGAAAAGGAAGTTCCGCAAGAGCGGCGCGATGATCGAGTCCATCGGCACGCCGGAGGGCGTGCAGTCCTTCGGGAACGGCGGCACGGTGTACGTGGACGTCTACCCCAAGGGCAAGGACAAGAAAGGCACGCGCAACGCGGAGAAGGCCTTCATCCTGCACTACGGCACGAAACACATCCGGCCGAGCTACTGGACCGACGCGGCGAACGACGACGCGGAGCCGAAGGTCGGCGAAAAGCTGGAGGAGATGTGGGGCAACTACTTGGAGACAGGAACCGTCCCGGCGGTGGCCGGGGAGGAAAAGGAGTGAAACAACATGGCATTTATCGGCATGCGGCACGTGGTCGCCGCCACCCTGGCCAACCATGTGGACGGCAGCGAGCCCACCTACAACGCGGGCATGGTGATCGGCCGCGCGATGACCGCGAACCTGACCATCAACCGCGCGAACAACCCCCTGCGGGCCGATGACGTGGACGCCGAGGACGACAACGGCATCACCGGCATGCAGGTGCAGGTCGGCGTGGACGACGTGACCGAGGAGGCCCAGGCCTATCTGGGCCTGCTGGAGGCCGTCCAGGGCACCGGCAACGACAGCACCTACTACCTGGAGACCGCGGCCAGCGCGAAGTACGTCGGCTGGGGCTACATGCGCGTCCGCCGCTACAAGGGCGTGACCAGCTACCAGGGCATCTGGATCTACAAGAGCCTGTTCGGCCTCACGTCGGAGACGGCGGAGACCAAGCAGGAGACCATCAACTGGCAGACCCCGACCCTGGACGGCAAGGCCGAGGCCCTGCAGATCCGCGGCAGCGGCGAGCCCGTCTTCCGTAAGAAGGCGAACTTCACCACGGCGGCGGCGTGCATCGCCTGGCTGGACGGCCTGGCGGGCATCAGCGCTTAAACCAGACAGCCAGAGCGGCGGAAGTCGTGCACCCGCCGCTCTGGCGCTGTCTGCGGTTTTGGCATCTCATCCAAAAAGGAGGACGACCCCATGAAGACGACCCCGCTGAAGGTCGGGAAAAGGACATTTGCCCTGGCGTACACCGCCGAGGCGCTGGCAAGGTTCGAGGAGACGGTGGACGGGTTCGACCAGGCGCGGATCGCCGAGCAGACGAAGACGATGAGCACGCTGCTCGACGCGGTGACGATCCTGGCCCGGGAGGGCGAATATCTCGAGGGCCGGGAGCTGGACGTGGACCGGCGCTGGTTCGGGGCGCACATCTCGCCCAGCCCGCTGAGCATGGCGAAGGTCCAGATGGCGGTGCTCGGGGCCTTCGCGGAGGGGATCCGCATGGAGGCCGAGGCCGACGAGGACGAGGGCGAGGTTGACGTCGTCCTCGAGGAGCTCAAAAAAAAAGAGAACACCTGACCTGGCGGCAGCTGATGAGCTACGGCCTGGTGGCCGGGCTGCGCTGGGGCGAGATGGCCCACCTCTCCCCCGGGCTGATCTGCGATCTGTACGTGTACCGGCTCAGGTATGACGATATGGAGCACGGGATCAAGCGGGAGAGGGAGAAGATTTATGATTAACGGAGGTTTTGACCCATGAGCGAGATCAAATTCTTCGACGGCGGCGTCGGGATGCCGGACGCCGCGTTTTATAACGCGCTGGAAGCGGCCTCGCCCTACGCGGCGACGGCAGATCGGAGCTACGAGAGCGACCCGAACATCCAGACGGGCGTGCCGGTGGTGACGGGCTACAGCGGCATCAAGACCTACGGCGAGACCGGCGGGCCGGACAGCCTGACCACCGGGACGCTGGCCGCCAACACGGTCAAGAGCGTGAACGTGGAGATCCCGCTCGGCGCGAACAGCCAGGTGCTGGTCAACATCCTGCGGGAGGCCGGCGCGAAGCTGGGCGCGGCGCTGGCGGGGGTGCATGTGCCGGTGCTCCGCACCGGCGCGGGGATCACCCTGACGCTGAACCTGAGCCGGGCGACGATGTACGACTGCCTGGTCGATGTGAAGACCGCGATGGATGAGCGCGGGTGCCCGGCAGAGGGCCGGGTGATGGTGGTGCCGCCGGTGCTCTTCGGCGAGCTGGCCAAGGATGAGGATCTCCAGGCCGAGACGGACGTGGAGGTCAGCGGCAGCATGCTGAAGGTGATGGGCTTTAAGGTCTACCAGGACGCGAACCTCGACGGAGAGTTCCTCTGCTACCAGAAGAACGCCGTCGCCGTGGCGCAGGTGCCCGCCGAGTACATGCGGACGGAGGGCATCCTGGTCGCGGCCTATAAGACCGGCGCGCTGGTCGTGGAGCCCAATCACGTCTGCTGTGTGACGGTGAGCTGAGCACCAGAGGGACGGACCTCATCCGTCAGCCCGCAAGCGGGCTGACACCTTCCCCTAAAGGGGAAGGTCTTTATTTACCTGACAATGAGAGGTGACGCCGGATGGCCGTGAAAGAGATCAAAACCAGATTCAAGCTCGAGGGTGAGCAGCAATTCAAAAAGGCGATGAGCGACAGCGCCGCCGCGGTCAAGGTTTTGAACAGCGAGGAGAAACTGGCTGAGGCGCAGTTTCACGCCACCGGCGACGCCCAGACCTACGCCGCGGAGAAGAGCCGCATCCTCAAGGAGCAAATCAAGCAGCAGGAAGCCGCCGTCAAGGCCGCCGAGGACGCCGTCAAAAAGCTGACCGAGCAGGGCGTGCAGCCCAACAGCCGGGAAATGCAGAACTGGAAGACCAAGCTGAACGACGCGCGGACGAAGCTGACCAACATGCAGACCAAGCTCGACAACGTGCAGACCGAGCTGGGCGAGCAGAAGGACGCGGTCAAGGGCGCCAAGGATGAGACCGAGAAGTACAACTCGGAGATGGGCAAGGTGGCCGAGGGGGTCAACCTGCAAAACACCATCACGGCCATCGACAACCTCAAGGGGCATATCGAGGACATCACCCGGAAGGCCGTCCAGGCCGCCAAGGCAGTCTGGGACATGGGCGCGGACGCGGGCAAGTGGGCGGACGACATCGCCACCGCGGCGGCCCAGGCGGGCGTGGACGCGGAGACCTGGCAGAGCTGGCAGTATGCCAGCCGGTTCATCGACACGAGCGTCCAGGACATCCTCAAGAACCAGCAGGACATCGACAAGAAGTTCAAGGAGGGCGAGGAGAGCTCCAAAACCTACGCCGCGGCGATGCAGGAAGTGGGCGTCTCCATCCACGACGCCAGCGGGAACCTGCGCGGCAGCCGGGAGATGTTCTGGGACGCCATCGACGCGCTGCACGACATCAGCGACGCGGACGAGCAGGCGCGGAAGGCGACGCTGCTCTTCGGGAATGACTGGCGGACGCTCCAGCCGCTGATCCAGGCGGGCAGCAAGGCCTACCAGGACATGGCCCAGCAGGGCCGGGACGTCGCCGTCGTCTCCAACGAGCAGGTGGCTGCCCTGGGCAGCGTGGACGACGCGGTCCAGGACATGAACGCCCGCTTCGACAAGCTGAAATACGAGAGCCTGGCGGCGATGGCCCCGACCTTCGAGACCGTGGCGCAGGCCATGAGCACGGCCACGACGGCGCTCAATGAGTTTATCGCAAGCGAGGAGGGCCAGAAGGCGCTCGAGGGGCTGAACGGGGCCTTGTCCGGGATCATCAGCTCCTTCCTCGGCGAGGACAACGGCAAGGGCACGTTCGAGAGCATCGTGACCGGCGCGAAGGACGCGGTCACGAAGCTGACTGACGCCCTGGACTGGATCAGCCAGCACGGCGAGGTGGTCTCCGGGATCATCACCGGCATGGGCGCGGCGTGGGCCGGGTTGACGGTGACCAAGGAAGTGCTGCTTTTCATGCAGCTG